GGATCAGATCTTGGCTGAGATGAACCGCTACGTTCCAGTCACCGGACCAGCGACGGGGTTCTGGCCGCTGCACTCGGTGAGCGACGCGGTGGACTACTCCGGCAGCGGCCTCAGCCTCTCGACGACAGGCACGCCGACGTCGCAGTCGGGACCTCCGGTCTCGTGGGGCGGACGAGTCATTCGCCGATGGATCGCGGCTGCTGGCGGCACTCTCTTCACTCAGAGTGTGGACGGGACGCTCACGTCGAGCGGAGCCTTGTTGAAGCAGACGTCGAAGCTAGCGGCGGGTACCATGTCGTCAAGTGGTGCACTGATCAAGCAGACAAGTAGAGCATTCGTCTCCACGTTGACCACAGCCAGTGCGTTGGTCAAGCAAACGGCGAAGGCGTTCACCGGAGCGCTGAGCACGGCCGGCGCGCTCGTTGGAGCGAAGGTCGCGCTACTCTCAATCACGGGAACGTTGACGACTGCTGGCGCATTGGTCAAGCGAACGGCGAAGGTCTTGATCAGCACGTTAACCTCCGCTGGTGTGCTCGTCAAGAGCACGGCGCACGCATTTGTGGGAACGCTCACAACGGCTGGCGCGCTCACCTCTGCGAAGACGACGGCAAAGGTGCTAACCGGAACGGTCACTTCTGCGGGCGCTCTGCTCAAGCGAACAGCTAAAACATTTGTTGGAACCCTTACATCTTCCGGAGTACTTGCTTCAGCTACAACGTTTGCTAAGGTCGTCGCTGGAACGCTCGCGACAGCTGGCGCATTAGTTAAGCGGACGTCGAAGATCTTCACCGGAACGATGACGACTGCTGGTTCTCTTGCGTCGTTGAAGACCGCGCTTCTCTCGATCGCAGGAACGTTAACGACTGCTGGCGCGCTGATTAAGCGAACAGCGAAGGCATTCACCGGGACGCTCACAACGACCGGCGCGCTCGTCAAGATGATGTCGAAGGCATTCACCGGAACGCTTACGACGACAGGCGCGATGGCCGCACTCAAGACTGCGCTCAAGAGTGTTGCAGGTACGCTGACTACAGCAGGTGCACTCACCAGGAGAACAGGGAAAGTTCTCGTCGCGATTGCTACCACAGCGGGTGCGCTCCTGAAGGAGACGCGGAAGAGTTTTGCAGCGACGCTTGCAACAGCAGGAGCCTTGACTCGTTTGAAGGCTTCGACTCTGGCTCTCTCTGCTACGCTAGGACTGGCAGGAGCCATCACGAAGCGGATCAATCGAAGTCTCTCTGGTTCGTTGACTCCGAATGGAGTGCTCGTCAAGTTGATGTTCCAGGGTCTCAGTGGCGTGCTTTCAGCCATCGGAAACGTCGTTGGTGTTTTCTTTCCAGCGGATGGATGGGAGCCCACAGCTATGCCAGGAGACAAGTTCAGCACTTCGCTGCCACAGTCGATGACGACGACAGTTATCGAACCATCAGCGACAACGTCGGACATCGAAGAAGGGTAGGAGGAGAACATGAAAATCGAACACGTCGAGAAGACCGAAGCTGTGGTCGTGGTCACGGCTCGACTCACGGAAGGTGAGTTCTCGGTCAAGGTTTCCGCAAGCTGCGAGTACGCCCCGGTGGACTTGAAGGGAGCCACGGTAAGTGCGGAGATCACTGTCGAGGGCAAGGAAGCAGCGGCAGTCAAGAAGGCTCTGGATGCAGTCTTCGCTTCGACACAAGAAGAACTCGGCCGTCGTCTTGCTCGTGCGAAAACCGATGCGTACCGGACTTCGGTCGAGCAGGGCGAGATCAAGCTGTAGGTCTGCGACCAAAAGGGAACAGGAGGAAACTGAATGAGCACAATGGCAATCGGTGGTCGTAGCAGACCGAGCGGCACGCTGGCTGTTCGCGTCTTCAACAAGAGAACTCAAATCCGTAAGGCTCCGGCTTGGGTCGCACCTGTCCCTGGTCTCTCGTGGGCTGCGTGGTCCCAAAGCGTCTACCTCGAGCTCGCGCTGCATCTCCGGCTCTTCTTCGTTGGAGCGTGGCGTGGTCTGTTTCGTGCATCGGGTGTCGTGGCTGTTGCGCGGCTGCACGCGACGGTCAAGCGCGCTAACGGAACGATCGAGAAGCTCGGTCTCATCTGCACGAGGCTGATCACCGACACGGGTGTCGCCTTCCTGGTGGACGACTGGGACAACAGCGGGACGGACTTCACCACGATGAACTTCCACGGCTGTGGGACCGGCACGAACGCCGAGAACCAGACCGACTCCGCGTTGCAGACAGAAGCGACGACGACTCTGAACCCGGACAGCACACGTGCAACAGGTACGCGTTCGCAACCGGCGGCAAACCAGTACCGTAGCGTTGGAACCGCCACGTTCGACGGTTCGGCCGCGATCACGGAGCACGGCATTCTTTCGCAGGCAGCGACCGGTGGCGGAGTGTTGTGGGATCGCTCGCAGTTCTCCGCGATCAACGTCGCATCGGGCGACTCGATCCAGTTCACGTACACCTGCACTGTGAGTGCTGGAGGCTAGGCTCATGTCCCTCTTCAGTATCAAGCGTGGCGACACGTTTCCGGTCCTGGTCGTGTTGCTGAAGGATCCGCCTGCTGTTGAAGGAGGGACTCCTCCTCCGCATGACTTGACAGGTGCGACAGGGGTGACCCTGCGTATCTTCCTCTCGAGCGGGGTGTACTTGCAGCGAACCATGACTGTCGTCGGGTCTCCTATTGACGGTCGTGTCAAGTACGCGTGGCAGTCTTCGGATTGGGGAGCAGCAGGTGGCGGTACAGGAATCAAATCGAGTCCGTACACGTCGGGTGGACTCGTGACTGGCCCTGTACCGCCATTGGCTCCAGGTGTTCGTGAGCATCAGATGGAATACGAAGCGGTTGGCCCTGGTACAGCGCAGATGACTTTCCCCAACACAGGGGCTTCGTCTTTTCAAGCGTACGACACGCTGAGGATCTGGGATGACCTCGGTGTCTAAGCACTACTTTGCTCCTATGGGAGCCGATCCTCGCGTGTTTCGTTTGGGCACAGGCCCGAGACCCGTAGGTATCGTCACGTCGGGCTTCGTGTCTGGTTCGATTGCGGAAGCCATCGAAGAAGTAGCGGAGGCTGCCTATGAGACAGATCTGACGGTGTTCCATCTCGGACCGGACAAGATCGTAGGTATGCAGCCTAGGATGGAACCGACATGGTCTTCCGCGCACGGCATCAGTGACTTTCGTCTTTCGCAGACGTTCGCCATGTCCAAGTGGGTCTCTGGCCTTCGGCACGTGGAAGGTTTCGAGATGCCTGCGCTCGAAGGTTTGCTGTGTGGTGCACGGCCGATCGTCTTCGACCGTCCTGAGATGCGTCACTGGTTTGGTGACCATGCGATGTTCGTACCGGAGTGCAGCGGGCAGGACTTGATCATTCGTCTCATTGCGATTCTCGGTAGCGCACCTAAGCCGGTGTCTTTCGAGGAGCGTGCAACGGTGGTAGAGCGGTTTTCGTGGTCGTCAGTTGCCAAAGGTTTTTGGGACTGTCTGACTGCTTAGGGAGAGACTTTGATGCGACGGTTACTATGGGTCGGAGACGCAGTCGTTTCAACCGGCTTTGCCAGGGGCACTCACAAGATTCTCGACGTCTTGAAAGAGACGTGGGACGTGGACGTGCTTGGGATCAACTACCTTGGCGATCCGCACCCATACCCGTATCGCATCTGGCCCTGCTACCCTGGTGGTGATCCGTTCGGCATCGGTCGCGTCAAGGACATGGTGGACACGATCAAACCGGACATGATCGTTCTGCAGAACGACCCGTGGAATATTCCGGCCTACATGAAAGAGATCGAAACGGAAGTTCCGATCGTCGCGATTCTTCCTGTCGATGGGAAGAACTGTCGCGGAGACAAGCTGAACGGTCTAGCCTGTGGAGTCTTTTGGACTCAGTTTGGTGCTGAGGAAGCAAAGCTTGGTGGCTTCGCTCAACGCGCAGAGGTCATCCCGCTCGGGGTGGACCCAACCATCTACCGGCCGATGGATCGCACGGCTGCGCGCCAAGCTGTGTTGCCAGGGAAAGCGTTCCAAGCTGTTCAGGAAGGTTTCCTCGTCGGCAACATCAACAGGAACCAACCGCGGAAGAGGCTGGACCTCACGGTGAAGTTTTTCGCAGAGTGGGTCAAGGAGAAGAACATCGAGGATGCTTTCCTCGTCCTACACGTAGCTCCCACAGGAGACTCCGGGTACGACTGTGCACAGTTGATGCACTACTACGGTCTCAAGCGTAGGTTGATCCTTCTGCAGCCGAATGTGGGTATGGGAGTCACGGAGCAGGAAGTTGCAGCTACCTACAACATGTTCGACGTGCAGATGACCACGACTCAGGGAGAAGGTTGGGGCTTGACCACGCTCGAAGGCATGGCGTGTGGCGTCCCACAGATCGTTCCTGTATGGTCTGCTCTTGCGGATTGGACAGGGAACGCAGCGGTTCGTATCCACTGTGATACCACGATTACGACTCACGATCGTATTAACGTGGTTGGAGGCGTGCCTTGCCAGAGACCGTTCCAAGCGGCGCTGGACAACTTCTACCGAGACGCTACGCTCCGAGCCACGTATCGTGAGCGAGGTATCCAGCTTGCCTCGCAAACCAAATACCAGTGGCCTGAGATCGGGAAGCGGTTTGGTAAGGTCCTCGACTCGGTCGCATCGGAGAGACAACAGGAGGGGGCAGCCTGAGCCAGCAAGTCTTCAAGTTGAAGGTCGAGGGCATGGATAAGATCCGGCGCTCTCTCGAGACCATTATCAGGAAGGCACCTGATCTGGTTCGAGGAGCGGTTCTGCGTCAAGCGGAGCGCATTATGACGCGGAGCAAGGACGAGTTCGTGCCTGTTGACGATAGTCCCTTGAAGAATTCAGGTCATGTGCGGATGGCTAGTGGCAAGAAAACCGCTACAGCAGAGCTCTTGTTCGGTGGAACCTCTGCTGACTATGCCGTTGTGGTGCATGAGCATCCGTCCTCGATGGACCCACCTAGCTGGATCGGAAAGAACGTGCAATTCTCTCCTGCGGGTCGTGGCCCTAAGTACCTGTACCGTCCCATGATGGAAGCTGTGCCTACGCTGGCTAGGGACATCGCGAAGGACATCAACATGGAGGACATGCTCAAGTGACTTGGTACCTCGACATTTCTCCAGTTACGGAGATGATCGACCTTGGGGTGGATAGCCCTGGACGGTCGCTGATCTCGCTCAATTTCAACGTGACCAAGGCGTATTCAGCTACGTTCATGGAGGAGATGTTCGGGCTCCTGAATGGCATCGCTGTCGCGTCTGGTTCTGTGAACATCTCGTCTCTGTCCATTACCCCTGATGGTGATGGACCGTTTCTCACACTCATTGACACAGGAGGTACATCGCCGTTGAGGACGCACAACTCTATCTTGCCGGCATACCCTCGTCCCTCTTTGCAAGTGATCGCGCGAGCAAAGGGATACTTGGCTGCTCGGGCTGCCGGTCAGGCAGCGTATGACGTACTCGCGGCGGTACGGAACAGAGACGTTCCGCCTGTCTCGATTTCTTAGAGGAGGGTTCACACAATGAGCAACGCGATTTCTGCACAGGGAACGCTGGTCGAGCGGGCACCGCAGGCCACACCTACGGCTTTCGTCGTCATCGACAACATGATGGACGTGACGCCTCCGTCTCTGGCTCGCAATGCGCTCGAGACGACTTCGCACAACGACATCGAAGAAGCGTACGTCATGGGCATCCGGCGTAAGGGTACCCTCGGCTTCTCCCTCGGTTGGCTGCAGAGCGGTGCCTCGCACGGCATCGCTTCCGGTCTGGTCAAGGCATGGATCGACAACGACCGGAGCATCTGGAGGATCACCTACCCGGACAACTCGAAGATCGTGTTCTCGGGTTTCGTGTCCAACATCGCACCGAGCGCGCCCGTGGACGACGTGCTGATGGCCGATGTCGAAGTGCGCCCGACGGGTACCGCGACGTTCGCATAAGCTTCGACCTAGCTCCTGTAGTTCCGTTCTACTTCGTTTAACTCTCTGTAGGAGGCGTGTGATGACGGACAAGAAGGCTCATAAGCCGCTGCTGTCTGCAAAGGCGATCCTCGACGTGGACGACATGACGTTCGAAGAGGTCGAGGTCCCTGAGTGGGGTGGCTCCATCCGGCTCCGTTCTCTGACTGCGGAGGAAGCGTCGAAGTTCAGCGATGAGTACTCCAAGGATCGGAAGAACGCAGCGGTTCGCATCTTGCTCATGGCGTGCGTCGATGACAAGGGCGAACCTCTGTTCAAGCCCGAGGATCTGGACGTACTCCGGAAGAAGAGTCTGAAGGCTGTCATCAAGGTGCAGAAGGTTGCCATGAAGATGAACGGTCTCAAGGACGACGACGAAGCAAAAAACGACTGAGGCGAGACGGTACGCGCAGGTTTGCGTACCGTCTCGCCGTTCGTCTAGGACACGCTAACGTAGATCGAATGCTTCGCGGCATGACAGCGAAGCAACTGAAGGAGTGGATGGTGTTCGCAGAGTTGGAACCGTTTGGCCCTGAGCGGATGGACATGAACATAGCGAACGTGGTAGCTACGCTCATGGACATTCACAAGGCCAAGTCGCGCAGCAAGTCTCGATCCATGAAGCCCACGCCTTTGGAAAATGTGGTGCTGAAGTTTGGAGACTCGAAGCGTGACATGGTTTCGACTATGTCACCTAGAGCGCAACAGGTCATCACGCGATTGAAGGAGGAAGCCAAGTCTCTTCCGAAGACAGCCATCACTTCAGGTGAGTCACTATCGTTCATGATCGGCAAGGCAATGGCCGAGAAGTCTGCAAGAGAGGCTGCTGAAGCAGCAGCCAGGAGCGGTCAATAATGGCGGTCTCGATCGGAGAGCTCGTCGGCTACCTCTCGATGGACACTGAGGGGATTACCAAGGGGCTCAAGACAGCAGGCAAGAGCCTAGAGAGTTTCGGTCGAGACTTCCTCCCTGTCTCAGCAGCGATGGCTGCTGCTGGTGCAGGGTCGCTGTTCATGGCGAGCAAATTCGAAGAGTCCATCACGAGGATGCACTCGCTCGCTGGCATCACCAAAGAGGACATGGACGTTGTGCGCGATCACATCATGGCCCTGGCTCCAGCTACTGGTATTGGACCTCAAGCGTTGGCCGATGCCATGATGGGGATCTCTTCGACGGTGTCCAACACTTCGACTGCGTTGGAGATCCTGGATTCTGCCGCTCGTCTTAGCGCGGCAGGCATGGGCGAAGCGAAGGACATCGGAAAGGCGTTGACAGCGGTCGTGAACTCGTATGGTGAGAAAAACATTACAGCCGCTAAGGCAGCAGACATCCTCACGCAAGCTGTCAAGGACGGAGGAGCAGAAGCCAGTGAGCTCGCTCCAACTCTCGCAAACGTGGTTCCGATGGCAGCACAGATGGGGATCAAGTTCGAAGAAGTTGCTGCCAACATCGCGACGTTCACGAAGCTGGGTGTGCCCGCGTCAGAGGCTGTGACGTCTCTGTCGGCTGTCATGACGGCTCTGCTCAAGCCTACCGCAGAAGGAGAGGCTGCGCTCCATAAGATTGGTATGTCCTTTGGGGAGCTCCGACAGGAAGTGAAGGACAAGGGTCTGGCAGCAGCCATGACCAACCTGTCCGAGAAGTTTGGTGACAACAAGACAGCGATGGCCGATGTCTTTGGACGTGTCGAGGCTTTGCGTAACGTGATGGGTACGGCAGGGCAGCAGGCCGAGAAGTACGCCGAAGAAGTTGACAACATGGCGAAGTCTACCAACAAGGCAGGAGAGGTTTTCGACGCTGTGAAGAACAGCACAGCGATGACTTGGAACTCTCTCATCGCGCAGACTCAGGTGCTTGCGATTCAGCTTGGAGATAAGCTGGCTCCATCGTTCAAGCAGGCTCTCGATGCTGCCATGCCTGTGCTCAATTGGGCTATCGACGCGGTCAAGTGGTTTGGTGAGCTCCCCGAGTGGGTCAAGACCACCGTGATTGCCTTCGGGGCTTTCGTTGCGGTCCTTGGCCCGCTTGCCATTGCCCTTGGCTCGGTGGTCTCCGCTGCGGCTGCCCTAGGCCCTGTCCTCACGGCGGCAGGGGTTGCTCTCACAGCTTCAACCGCTCCGATGTGGGGCACAGTTGCCGCTGCTACGGCCCTCTTCGCGATCGTCTATAAGCTGACGTCGGCCTTCATCGAGGCTTCTCCTGCGCTGCAAAACTTCCTCAAGAAGTTTGACGACCTCGATGGGGTGCAGGCAGCAGCAAATGCGGAGATGGAGAAGGGCGTCTCCGCAACCGCGAAGTGGACTGAGGCTCAATGGAAGAGTCACGATGCTTTCGTTGAGAAGCAGAAGTCGATGATGGGAGCTAACGAGCTCTTCGATGGGTTGACCCAGAACACGGACAAGCTGGCGAAGGCCACGGACAAGACAACGGACGCGGTCAAGAAGTCTCTTCCGATCACAAACGCTTCTATCCTGGCTAAGGTGAAGGAAGCAGCAGCAGCGGACAAGCTGAAGCAAGCCTCGGATCTCATGGGCCAGGAGATCAAGGAACTCACGGTAGCCGAGAACGTGTTGCGTATCGCTCATGCTAACTCCGCTGAGGGCATCAAGGAGGCAGCGAAGGAAGCTGAAGAAGCAGCGAAGCGCATCGACATGATGACCGAGTCGTTCAAAGAACTGAGTCAGAACAACGGCATGGTTGTTTCGGGTTTGCGTGCAGTTACAGCGGAGACTTCGACCGCAACCAAGACTGTCCTTCCACTCAACGTCGCGATTCGCCAACAAGTAAATGAGACCATCGCAGCTGAGAAGGCGGCAGCTTCCCACGCCAACGTGATCCGTGACGTTATCATGGCGATGGAAGGGTTGACTGAAGCAGAAAAGAAGCACCTTATCGAAACGCTCGGTGGAACTGAAGCAACGAAGGAGAGCAACAAGTACCTCGAAGGTTCGCTCAATGCCCTGAGCATGCTCGCAGACAGCATTGGCGGCAAGCTTGGTGGTGCAATCCACCAGGGCATCGGAGCGTGGGACACGTACACGCAGGACATGGCGCAGGCTACAACGAAGTCGGAGAAGTTTGCAGCGAAGGCAAACCTCGCAGCGGCGGCTGTCGGAATCCTTGGCGACATGCTCTCGAGCAAGGGCACGCCGAACGCGGCGAAGTTCGGAGGCGCGCTCAGCGGAGCTGCGCAAGGCGCGAAGATGGGGACCGCGATCCTCCCCGGTTGGGGAACCGCCATCGGCGCGGTCGTCGGAGGCATCGCCGGCTTCATCGTCGGCGGACAGAAGCTCACGAAGCAGATCAACGACATGCGAGATGCGTTCTTCGCGTCGCAGGGAGGCTTCGAGGCGTTCAACGCGAAGATGTCGCAGATTTCCAACGAGGACTGGTCGAAGAAGATCTTCAACGCGAAGAGTGTCGAGGAATTCAACAAGCTTGTGACCGAGGCGAAGGAGCTCCTCGACATGCAGGGCGAAAGCCAGCAGGCTCTGGCCGACGCAATGGACCGATACGGCTTGAAGATCGAGGACATGGGTCCACGATTCGCTGCACAAGAGCTCGACAAGAAGGCCATGCAGCTTTACCAGGATTGGGAGCTCCTGAACAAGACAGGTGCCGATCATCTGGTGATCCTCGAGAAGATGGCCCCGGAGATTAGCAAGTACGTTGATGAAGCCGTTGCATCCGGGGTTGCAATTCCGAAGGCAATGAAGGCGACCATCGACGAGATGTACAAGGCAGGGAAACTCATCCATGAGAACGGAGAAGCATACACCCAAGCCGAGTACGAAGGGCTGTCCTACACCGAGACGATGTCGGAACAGTTCAGCACACTCATCGAGAAGCTGGACAAGTGGATCTCGATGCTCCTTGGCATTCCGACCGAGGTCAACACCAAGGTCAACACGAACTACACATCGACTGGTGACCCTAATGGCAACACCGGTGACCACGGTCATGGACAGGAGGAAGGCTACGACCACAGCGCCGCTGGTGGTCTTGACATCATCGTTCGCAAGCCAACCGAAGACATCCTGGCCCACCAGGGCGAGCGGGTAGTCATTGGAGATCCTTCGGACTTTGCTGGTCAGAAGAAGGTCCCCAACGAAGACGTGGTGGCGGCCATTGCAAACCTCAACAGGACGATCAAGTCTTCGATGGATCCGTTCATCATCACGAAGGCGATGCGTGATGGTATGGACCGGAAGGTAGGCTAGCTAGTGGCAGACCTCGCAGCGTTCGCCGGCATCAAGGTTGAGCTCTTTCTCAGCGGAGTGTGGACCGATGTGACGCCCGACGTTCGTGCTGCTGATGGCCCGACGACTTTCGGGTGGGGCGTCCGTGGCAGCGGGCCAATGGATCGGCTCGCTTCGACCGGTATCGCTTCTATCGCCATGAACAACATCACTGCAGCGGGAGTGATCGGGCGATACTCCCCTGCACACGCGAACGTGCGTGCAGGCTTTGCACTCGGTATCGGGGTCCGCATCAGCTTGACGTACGCGAACGTCAACAGCGGCAATCCGTACTACAAGTGGCTCGGGACAATTGACGACATCCAACCAGTTGCGGGCAAAGGTTCGTACGTCTCGATTCTCACGTGCGTGGACTGGATGGATGAAGCTGCGAACTATCTGGTGCAGGGCCTCCCGGTGCAGATCGGAGTGCGCGCAGACCAGATCATCACGTCACTCCTGGCCGTCATGCCAAAGCAACCAAACGCAACCGCGATTGGGACAGGCAGTGATGAGTACGCCTTTGCTCCGATGGCGGGGCCAGACGAGCGGTATTCTGCGGCAGCAGAGCTAGCACGGCTCACACAAAGTGAGATCGGTCTGTGCGTCCTGCGTGGAGGAACGACTACAGCAGCCGTCGGAATGCTGACGTGGATCCCGCGCACGGCGTTGGTCGTCTCTCCACTTAACACCAGTCAAGGTACGATCGCGAAGACCGTTGAGATGGAGCCACGGGTAACGCGTGCTTCGGTTCTGAACATCTTCAAGGTGACAGCACACCCGAAGGATTACGACCCAACGTTTGGACCATCGAAGACGCTGTACCAACACGCATCGGTCCCGACGATTGACCCTGGAGCAAACATCACGTTTGAAGCTGCGTACACCGATCCTGCCCAGCTAGCGCAGCGCATCGGAGGCTACGGAATCATTCCAGCTGTGGACGGCGTTGACATCATCATCAACTCGAACGCAGCAGGTACTGGCTCGAATCTCTACGCGAACTTCACTGTAACCATCACCTATGGTTCCGATAAGGTGAAGGTTAGCCTGACGAATAACGGAGGCACGACGGGGTACCTCTTCCTCTTTCGAGTGCAGGGCTTTGGTCTGTACGACTACGAGCAGACAACGGTCGAGAGCAAGGACACGACTAGCATCACAGCCTATGGCGAGCGTGCTGCGAACCTTGATCTACCTTACCAAGCAGACCCGACGTTCGCGAAGAACGTGGGGACGTACCTCCTGCCGTTCTATAAGGACCCGGCGACACTCGCGCAGAGCTTCACCTTCCTCGGGCATGTAGACGACGCGTCGATGATCCAGGCGATCCTGCGTGAGCCTGGAGACGTGATTACCGTGCAGGAAGACACAACCGGCATCAACAAGGTCATGCGTATCATGGCTGTCGATCTTGCGGTGCAGTTCAAGTTCGTCACTGTGACGTGGACGCTAAGCCCGATGGTTGACACGGCTGACTACTGGGTGCTCGAGGAGCCTGGATCGGCTCTCGGAACTAATACGAGGGTGGCATTGTGAGTCTGTTGAACGAGTGCGTCTGGGTGGTTTTCCACGGCAAACACTTTGCGTGGAGGCAACGTGCGCTGATCCTTCGTGACTTCTACCCTGGCCTGCTGCCCAAGAGTCATTATGTCGTTCTAGAGAATGGCAGGGCAGCCGATCCGAGTGAGTCTCCGAAGTGCGCGGGGTGTGACAAGACTCCACCTGTTGATGAGCTCATTGTAGCTCACACTGATGGACGCTCACACTGGCTCGAAGAAGTACGTAGCGGCAAGAAGCCCTGGCCTACCGCGATGACTGACCCATCGACGTGCTGGTGGTGCAACGCACCTGGAGATCTCGAGCACGAAGACCCACCCGTCTGTAAGCCCTGTGCCGCTAACCTGAGGAGGAAGGACTAATGGTCTTCACCACACCACGGACGTTCGTTGCAGGCGAAGTGGAGACCGCAACGATCTTCAACGTCCATCTCCGCGACAACATGAATGCCGTCCGAGACTACATGCTCGGTGCGCAGGACCTCGGAAGCAACTGGAAGGTTCTCGGCGGTCGGAATGTCAGCTTCGAGGATACCGTGAACGTGAGCCACGGCATGACGACGCTGACGACAACCGGAACCTACGGGATCATCAGCAAGCATGGTAGCACGCAAGGAGGACTCGCCTTCTCCGCGTTCTCCGATACGAACTTTGCAGCGATGGGGTTCTATGGTTACGTCGGGTCGACTACTCCATCCGCACCCGC